ACAATGAAAAACCCCGACTATTAATCGGGGCAACTTTCAAAACCAAACCTAAAAAATCATTATGCAACCAAAGCCAAAAATGCAGTAACCGTTGATGAATCTTTTGGCTTATGGGTTTCCAATGGCGGTTGTAAAAGACAGAAACGGAATTTACCATGCTATCGGTATTGATGATGGGATTGATTTCCAAGTTGCTCAGACTACGGGAGGTGCAAAAACAGAATTAAACGGATATACACTAACGGGAGTTTCTACAACTGGGGCATTGTCTCCTAAATTGGATTCATCAACGGTTACTGCATTTTTGGCTTTGGTTGCATAATGATTTTTTAGGTTTGGTTTTGAAAGTTGCCCCGATTAATAGTCGGGGTTTTTCATTGTAACAAATTTGTGATTTAAAAGTTATAGTTATATGATAGTAATTAATCCAGAAGCAACAGAACACACTATAACGGTTATCCCTAGATATTACCCAACGGATGCGGTTACAGTATCTGTTTATAACGAAGCAACACAACAAACGATTTCTTTAGATAACACCTATGAAATTGTAGACGGTCAAATGTTTGTTTCTTTTGAATTTGAGGTTTCTGAGAACGTAAACTATCAGATTGCTATTTTAGAAGATTCCGAAGTGGTTTATCGGGATAAGATTTTCACAACCTCGCAAGTCCCGCAGGAATATAAATTAACCAATAACGTATATTACTCATAATGGCAGAAAATAAACAGGATATAAGGTTAATTCAGCTTAACAACTACATAAGACCTTCTTTATCTGAAAACAAATCAAAGAACTGGGTTTTAAACGGTAAAAACAACTCTTTTTACCAATACCTTATTGATAGATATAACGGAAGTCCAACGCATTCAGCTATAGTAAACTCATATGTTGATATGATTTATGCAAATGGTATCGGAGCGCGTAATAGTGCCTTAAATACATCTGACTGGCTACGTTTTAAGGTTATATTGAAAGACACGGATATTAAAAAGATAATTTCTGACTTTGTACTGTTCAATGAATTTTCAAATCAGGTTATTAAGGCAAAAAACGGTAAAGATTTAGGAGCTATTAAACATTTACCTAAAGAACGTGTCGCTCCATCAATCGAAAACGATAAAGAAGAAATAACAGAGTACTTTTATTGCAGGGATTGGAATAAACAAACAACTTTCACACCTGAGCCGTTTCCTGCTTTTGGATTCTCTAAAAAAGAGATTGAAATATACAACGGCAAACCATATAAGGCGGGTAAAGTATATTTTAGTGATCCTGACTACTTAGCGGGGCTTCCTTATTGCGAAATGGAGGAAGAAATAGCCAATTACTACGTTTCGCACATTAAAAACGGTTTGTCTTTCGGTTATATCATTAATATACCTGACGGAAACTCATTAAGTCCTGAAGAAAAAGATGAATTAGAGAGAAAAATTAAATCAAGATTAACAGGAAGCTCAAATGCTGGTAGATTTGTTTTATCTTTTAACGGAAGGGATGCAGAAATTACTGTAACACCTTTAAACGGAAATGACGCTCACAAACAATGGCAGTTTCTAACAGCAGAAAGCAGACAGCAGATAATGACAGCGCACAGGGTTGTTTCTCCTATGCTTTTCGGGATTAAAGACAATACAGGGTTTGGAAACAATGCGGATGAGCTGAAAACAGCAAGGGAACAGATTATTAAGTATGTAATCGAGCCTAAACAACGCTTTATCATTGATTGCATTAAAGAACAGTTGGAACATTATAACATCAACTTAGATTTATATTTCAAACCAACAGGAGAATTGACTTCGGCGGTAAATCTTTCCAAAGATGAAAAAAAAAATCCTGATTTAGAAAGTTTCCTATCATTAGGGGAAGATATTCCGAAGGGTTTTGAGTTATTGTATGAAATAGAGGTTGATTATGATGAAGAAATAGAATTAACGTTAGCAAGTACAGGAAACGCTTTTCCTAACGCTAAAAGCAAACAAGATGGTGAAGACTTCATAGTTAGATACCGATATTCAGGAAGTTCTATTGGGGAAAGGGATTTTTGCAATAAAATGTTAACAGCGAATAAGCTTTACAGGAAGGAAGATATAATTGCAATGGAGAATAAGTCGGTTAATCCAGGTTGGGGGCCAAATGGGGCTAATACTTATTCGATATGGCTTTATAAAGGCGGTGGAAACTGTCATCACAAGTGGTTTAGAGTCATTTATGCCAAACAGGGCGTTAAAATAGACGTTAATTCGCCACTTGCAAAGATAATAACAACGTCCGAAGCACGTAGACAGGGGATGAAACTCGAAGCAAACGATAGTTTAGTAAGTATTGAACCTCGTTTTATGGTTAATAACGGATTTTTAGAGAAAAGATAATGGCAGAATTTCTATTTACAACACCTGAAGAAATGGCATCCACTACAGTATTGGGCGGTAATGTCGATGTAGACAAATACATTCCGTGTGTAGCGAGTGTTCAGTTAGTGGTAATCGAACCATTATTAGGTACATTACTCTACGATAAGATAGCAACGGATGCCGAAGCCGATACTTTAACGGGATTATACCTTGAATTATACGAGAAATTCGTTAAACCGATAACCAAAAACATGGCTGTTGCTGAATATATTGAAATAGGTTCGTATATGGTAACTAACGGAGGTATATTTAAACACACAGGCGATAATATCGAGGTTGTAGACAAACAGGAAACACAATATTTAGCAGGAAAGTATCGCGCAATAGCTCAGGCAATGATAATCAGATTCAATAAATGGATTTGCAAGAACACAATAGCCGAATATAAAGTTTGTCAGGATGAAGTCGGAGCAAATAAGAACATGAACCTTACAGCAGGATGGAAATTAGACAGAGGAAGTGATGAAATATGGAAATTGTAATAACACAAGGCTATAACAGGAAATGTAAAGATAGTATTTCGGGTATTTCCGAAGTGTACTTGTTTCCTTTTGTGAAATATCCACGTAGTTTAATAGTTACCGTTGCCAATGTATTAACATCATTCCCAACAACAACGATTTATAAGTTTTACTGCAATGGAAATCCAGTTGCTAATGAACCAATGGAGCAGGACTCAGGGGGTAAGTTTTACAATCAGTCTTTATCTTTGGATTTACAGTATAATGGCAATCCTTTTGAGCTTCAGAAACTTTTAAAGAAAGATTATCGTTTAATATTTAGAGACAGAAACGGATTATACCGTATATTTGGATTATACACGGGTTTGGAAGGAACAAATCTTAATTATACAACAGGCAATTCCAAAACAGATTTAAATGGCTTTAAAATTGATTTTTCGGGGCGTGAGGAAAAACAAAGTTTCTTTATAACTGACTTGGAGGATGCAGGATTTTTAAGCTCTGAATTTAACTACAGGCTTTTAGAGGATGGCGGAATAAGATTAACGGAAGATAATAAATTTAGAATACTTGAATAATGGCAAATGAAAAAATATCAGGTTTAGATCCAGCAACCACACCATTGGCAGGAACTGAATTAATAGAAATAGTTCAGGGCGGTGTAAACAAAAAAGTTGCCGTTTCTAATATAGGAGGTGGTTCTACTCCTAACCTTGAAGAAGTTTTAACAGAGGGGAATACAGCTACCGATAAATCAATTGTACTACAAAGCTCAACTGTTGACAGATATACTGAATATGGCGATAATGGAGTTTCTGTGGTCAATAACGACACGCAAACGTCTGCCTTTTGTAATGATATAAATGTTGGTATTTCAAACGCGGATGACCAAATATTACTGTATCCTGAAAAAATAGAATACACCGACGCAACAACGGGATATAATACAAAAATAATATTTGAAACGCCTTCATCACTTGGGAACAACATTTCGGTTAAAGACGCTGGTGCAAGTGACCAACAAATTGCCTTTGTTTCGGATATTTTAACAACTTTATTAGCAGGTATTTCAGCATCAATTGGAACATTTACAAGCTCTAACACAATTTTAGAAGCCTTTGGAAAAGTAAAATACTTAATCGACAATTTATCCACTCTGATACTTGGTCAGGTTCTAACAGGGTTTACAGGTGCAGCAGGAACGGTTACAAGTTCAGACAGTATTTTATCCGCTTTTAATAAAATCGTTGGGAATTTAGCTTTAAAAGTAGATAAAAACAGATTTATATTTCAAGGCAAAACAAGTATTACTGGAGTTACTGGCGAAAACGTAATATTCACAATGAAAGTCGATGCCAACACTTATGGCGCAAGTGATGCTTTTAATTTCTACATGACACCTTTAAAATCTGTTACAGCCACTACAGTAGAGTATCGAACCTATATCGGTACAAGTGCGGGGGCTTTAACCAAACAAATCGGGCGTGTTATAGCTAATGCAACAACTTTAACTTTAGATTACAAAAGGCTTTACCATTTAGATAGTGGGCTGTTAGATTGTTCGGTAGGATTTACAACTAATGCAACAACTGGATACAATCAAAACACTTCGGTTAACTCGCCTTTAGCAACTTGTAATCCTGCAAGTGATTTTTGGATAACCGTAACAGGAAATCCAACCCTTATAACTGAAGTAATTGGAGTGATGGACGCTTCAATAAATCCTTTAAAATAATTATTATGGCAACAGAAACAACAAAGAAGTTAAGGAATTGGGCGCACTTTTTAGCAACCGTAATTTTACTTTATAGAACTGGTCAGTATTTCGATATGCACAATTACTTATATGACCCGCAAAACCCTTTTGAATGGATATTTGAAATGTCTTTGTATGTCGTTGTTGGTGGTTTTGCAATTGGTTGTTTATTTGGTGGAGCTTATGAAATCCCCTATAAACTTGTTTTATTCAAAGAACGGGCAGATGCAATGGATATTATCAACAGTGGTTACGGTGGTCAGGTTGGATTACTGCTTTACTTCATATTCCCTTTTGTTCCATTGACTATTCAATACATATTATTAGGAGTTATCGGAGTTGGCATTTTAGCTGATTTATATTTTACGATAAAAAGAAAACCCAAATAAATGGCGCACCTGATTAACGATACTTTATTAGTCAAAGGCAAATACTCGATGAAAAGGGTATTGGTAGCTGTATCTTTTCCTTACACTTTATGGGTTGGATATAGAATAGTTACTTATGAAAACTGTCCAGTAAATGCTGTACAGGTTTTTTCATCGCTATTAGCTTTTATTGTTGGGGTTGTCGTTACAAGTGCTTATGCTAAAAAACAAGAAACAAAAGAAGAAATAACAAATACAGAAAACTATGAATGAATTAACCGCACAACAAAAAGAAGCAATCGACAAAATTAATGAAATGATAGTCGAGTTTGAATTGGTAGTAATAATTGAAAACAACGTAGTAATTCCAAAACCACCGAAATAGGATGAAGCAATTAAACAGGATTTTAGGGTATTTGCCTATATTTATTTATGGGTATAGCGCAATACTACCATTTATAATCTTGTTTTGCCTTGATTGGTTTAAAAGGAATAATAATTATTTGGAGTTGATAGATTTTGTTTTATGTATTGTTTGCCTATTACATTTTTTATTCAATTATAAATCATACACGCACTTAGCTAAAAGCAGTTTTGCGGTTATGATAATACTGACAATGTACCACGTAATTTATTACAACTTTGATATTTGTAATCACGTTTATTACACACTATACGGAATAATATTAGCAATTAATCCCTTGTATTTTTTAATGAGGGAAATTATAAAGCCTTAAAGAATGACAGCAGAACAACAAAAACAATCTAACGATATTGTGGAGGTAAAAGGGAAAATAGGAAGGATTGAGAATCATTTGGAATTACTGAAAAAAGCACAGATTCAGTCTGAGGAAGTACACGTGGAAAACTCAAAGAAACTCGATACTATTTTAGCGACCTTTACCGATAGCCCTTACAACGCAAATAATGGATTTGTAAAACGTATAAATGCTATCGAAAAGATAGTTGACAACCACGTTTTGTTTTGGCGTATTTTAATTGGTTCGATTTCGGGAGGTTCGATATTGTGGGTATTTGTAAAAATAATAATTAAATGATATGAGTAAAATAATTGAGATTGCAAGTAAAGAAGTCGGAACAACTGAAGTTCCTAAAAATTCAAACAATACAAAGTATGGTAAGTGGTTCGGATTAGATGGTGTGGCGTGGTGCGGTATGTTCGTTAGTTGGTGCTATTTCCAAGCGGGTAAGCAATTACCTAAAATTGGATTTACTAAAGGATTTGCGGGTTGCCAAACAGCCGTAAAATACTTTTTAGATAACAAAAAAACAACTGCATTTCCTGAGGCGGGGGATATTGTTTTCTTTGATTGGAACGGGGACAACCGATACGATCATACGGGACTATTCGTAAAATGGATTGAGCAAGGTGTAATCTTTGAAACTATCGAAGGAAATACAGCTATCGGAAATGACAGCAATGGAGGAAAAGTAATGATAAGACGCAGACAAAACAAGGGAGTTCTATTTGTTAAGCCTTTTTAATAGATTAGACTGTGTAGCTAATGCTGAATTGTTAGGATTGAGTTTGAGGGAGAAATAAAAAACCGCCTCGGTTAAGAAGCGGTTAATGTTTTTCGTAAGCCGTAATTTTCAGTCCGCTATGGTTTCAAAGCCATTAAGCACTTACTTTAAAAATAAGGTTTTGGACACCTAGTAATTTCAATTCAAATATACAAAACAAAATGGAAACAAACTATTCAAAAGGAAATAAATCGCTTAAGATAATCTTAGGGTTTGTCGCTATACTTTTCGTAATACTATTTTTCAAAGGTTGCTTTGATAAAAAAGGCGAAATGGTAACTGTGTACACTAAACCATCTAAAGTGATTACTCAAATTGGGAAACCCGAAATAATTGTGCTTCACGATACCGTTTTCATCGAAAAGTATTTCCCGAAAGATATTTCAAAAAAAGATAAGGAATTTTACAAATCTGAAACCAAAAGGTTATTGTCTGAATACGACAGTTTGGATTTAGCCTTCAGAAGCTCAAATGACAGCCTACAACAGATTATCTATCAAAAAACAATACTTCCTAAGGCTTTTACAAAAACGTGGGAAAACGACACTTTAAAATCAACTGTGTTTGGAATATTATCCGGCACGATTCACTCAATGCAATTAAAAACCGATATTAAATCTCGAAAAGAAACCATTAAAATACCTAAAACTGTTTTTAGGCTTATTTCAGGCATAGAAATCGGCGCGACTAAGGATTTATCCAAAACTAACTTTAAAGCTAACGTAGGCTTTCAGAATAAGTCAGGAAGCATAATTTCAGCTTCGATTGATTCTGATGAAAGGATTTATATTGGATATTCGTTTTCGGTGTTTTCGATTAAGCGATAATTGGTTGTTGCTTCTTATTCCGATTTACTTTCTTTGGAAGAAGTATAAAGGATTTATTGTTTAATTATTTTTTGCGCATCCTGAACAGTAAGTAATTTATTTTTTTTTATTAGTTCGTTTATTTCGTTTGCTTTCTTAAAATCAACCAAGTGTTCATGGCGTCCGTTTATAATTAATTTTCCTGTAGTAAAAGTATATTCAAGAATTTTTATTTTTTCGACTGTATTTTCCATAATTTAAATTTTATTGTTTTTTACTTTTGATTATCGCTGCTGTTATCTATGTAAGGAAGTAAGGTTTTAGGTTGCCTTTTAGAAGTTAATTACACTAAGCGCTCGACTCAGTCCACAAAGTGCCGTTTTTAGGCTATTAATTAGCGTTAATCCCAATGAATATTGGGCGCTCAATGTGAGCCAACTATTCGATAAATTAGAGTAGTTCAATCTTAATTATTTTTTATTATCGGTTGTTTTTCTTTGTAGAAAGGAGGTTCGTGTATATTTAGAAAGCTATAAATATCTTTCATTGTTTCTTCCCATTGCTTTTCGTGTTGAATGAGCGGCGCTCCATTTTGTAAATCCGCCAAATCTCGCAATAAAAAAACTGAACGATTTATTATTTCTTCAAAGCGCCAACAATTAGTTAAAAACTTTACATTTTCAGCAATTATAATGTTCCGTTTATCGTAGGAAATATTTTTATCATTTTTCAAACTGTTAATTCTATTTTCAATAGTTTTTATAATATCATTTACGTTATTCATAATTTTATTTTATTATTTCTGTTTATCTGTATTGGAGGAAATAAGGCTAATTTTCAACTTCTTCTATCCATTCCCATTTTTCGCTACCGTCTGAACCTTGCCACATTTGTTGAAGGCGTAATTCATAAGTTCCTGTATTTTCATCAATAGGAATAACTTTTTTAGCGTATCTAAGATTCATTGTTTTTTCATATTCAACAATAGGAATGCAACTTGTGATATATCGTTTTTCTTTTTTCATCTTTAATTTTTTAGTTGTTATTACCCTTTATTGGAGGGGTTAAATTTTTCTCTTAGTTCAATAGCTAAGTATTTTAACAGCACTTTACCATATTCTTTTTTGGTTAAATGAGTCCCATCTTCGTGCATTAATTCATTTATAGGCATTGCAATTTCTGAATCGTTTTCGATGTAATAAATAATGTCGTTTAATAATTTTTCAGTTGCTTTTGGTAAATTATATTCTATTTCCATTGGTTTATTTTTAAGTTTAAATTTCTAATTTTCCGAGTATAAGATACAAAATAAAAGTGTTATATCCTAATTTGAGGTGTTGTAGAGTTCGAGTAATTCTGCGGTTGTTACTTGTTCAATTGTTTTCCCGTTATCATAAGACACAAATCCTCTATCAACAAGTCCAATTTTTCCATCTAAGTATATCTTATCTTTCCACTCTGCAAAACCTATTGCGTGAGCGTTAGCAATTTCAACACATTTTTTTGCATCTTTTGATGAAAACTCAGTATTGATTAAAATCTCTGAAAACTGTTTTTCTAATTTCATAATTACTGTTTTAAGTTATCAATAAAGTTTTTAGAGGCGGTGTCAATGGGTTCTTTGTCGATGTTTCCGCATAATTGGTCGCAATATGGAATACCGCAACCTTTTCCGTTGTTGCAAGTGTGTTGATATTTCACTCCTTCCTTTATCGCTTCCTTATGAGCTTCTAAAATAGACTCTAATTCCGATACGTGAATATATTTCAAGTCGGTAGAATTTATCTTATCTGTACACCAAGATACTTCCGAAAGTTCTTTAAAGTCTTTAACTTCTTCTATGTCGGTATCGATATTCAAGTAAATTATTTTCGGTATATTTTTCATTTTTTTTCACGTTTTAATACCACAATAGCCAAACTATTTTCAGTTATACAAGTCTCCATTATAGGAAACTCTGGAAATAGGTTTAAACAATCTTTCATAAAATTTAATGTGTGGGTTGATGATTGCGAAAACCCTTCAGTTAACACAATTGTAACAATAGAATTATCTATTATTTTGCAGGTTATTACTAATCCGTATTTTGATAATTTTTCAATTTGATTCATAATTTTATTTTCAGTGTTATTTTCCAATAAAGCGATAAACTCGGATTCGGTGGATTCGGTTTTGTTATTTTCTTCAAACCATTTAATTCCATTGTAAGGATTAATTACGTAAAACTCTTTTGATTCGGGATTATATATGAAAGCAACAATTAAATGAACTGGCAGATGCTTAAAGGCTTCTTTATCATCCCAAATCGGAAGCTTATACTTCAAACAAATTGCTTTTAACCTATTCGATTGTTTTTGGGAGGTTATGGGGATGTATATTTCATAAATACTTTTAGGTTTATCTTTTGGATTAACCAAAATAGGCTCTATTGCAATAGAATAAATATCGCCACCGATTTTGTTTTCTTTTTTGAACTTCTGAATTATGTCTTTATTATTAAATATTTTTGCTTCTGCGAAAAGCCCTGCCCAAAAAATATGGGTATTTGTAATTGAAGAAAAATATTCGTTTCCTTCTCTGATAACGTAAATAGTTTGTTTCATAATCTAATTCTGTTTTAAAATGAGTATTTTAGTTTCTTCAGTAGGCATTAAGCCTTTGGATTCTAATAATGAGTAAAAACTTGTTTTAGAATATCCATAAGGGTAAAAACCAATATCAGACATAAAATCCTTATAAGTTATTCTTTCGTTTTCTATGTGTTTCTCCACATAAGGCTCACAGTCAAAAGTAATTTCAGTAAGGGATGCTGTGCCTAGGATTTCTAAGTTTCTATCTTGGAGTTCAAACCATCCTACATATTTGCCTGATTTACAATTTAATATCAATCTTTCGCCAGCTATATGAAAATTACTGGAATCGTTTGGAACTGCTATTCCGAATATATTGTTATCTAAGTTTACTAAATTCATTGTTCTTGAGTAAATTGTTTTTTAAAATAATTTGAACCGTGATAAATGCTTTCTTCCAAATAAGCATCTGCTCCATTTTCATATCCTTTGTCAAAAGCATTCTCAATAACTTCTTTTTCTTTTGGGAGTAGTTCGGTTAATATCCGCTTCATTCTGTTTATGCTGATTGGATATTCAATTGTAGCTTCTTCTAACTTTTCAATAGCTAAGGCTAAAGGTGTTTTTGTTTTCATTTGTTAGGGTGTTAAAAGTTTTTAGAGTTGTAGATTTCAACGGCTGATTTTATCGCTATTTCTACTGCCTCTGAGCGTTTGCCGAAATACAAAAGACTGCCTTGTTCATCTTCTAAATCATCAAAACAGTCAATAAATTGTTCATTACGATATACAATTGTTGGATAAAATGCTACTGCTCCACCTCCAATATACGGATTAATTTTAATGAATATTTCTTGCTCATCTAACCATTCAATTATTAAGGCGTGTTGAACAATATCCTCGTAAGAGTTAAATAGTTTTATTCTAATAGATTTTTGAAATCGTATCATTTCTTTTTCACTGTTAGAGAAATCAATTCCATTTAGTAAATATTCGTAAAAGTCAATTTTTGCTTTTCCTGTTAACATAATTTCTCTTATTTTATCCTTAAAATTACTGATTTTAAACGAGTTAACCTAATGAATTAGGGGTTTTTGCTTTAAAGTTTTCCGAAAATATCTCTTAGTTTTTCAAAGTTTTCATCACTAAACGGATTAAAATCTTTTGGGTGTTCAGTTTCTATTTTGTGAAAAATAATCTTCTCAAATAGTTTCTGCTTTGCCTCGGCATCATTCTTAGCCTCAACTTTCATCATTAGCTTTTTACCGCCAATTTCAAAATATACTTTCTTTGTCATTTTTAATCTTCATTTTTAGTCAAAAAATACTTATCAAAACTCCCACTTTTACTAATTGTCAATTCATATCTTTTATTGATAGAATCTTTTAAATAAAGTGCGGGATAAACTCTATCATAGCAGATGTATAAGCTGTCCTTAGACGTTAAAAACTTTCTGCTGTACATAACATGAATTTTTACTTTTCGCTTATCTGAGACAATTATTATGCTGTCGTGTGTAATCTTAACCGATCCTTTTTCAAGTGATTTTACAATTCCTTTTTCTGTTCTGTTGAAAGAGGTTTCGTAATTGTAGCGTTGGCTAAATCCTGAAAATCCGAGTAGTAGAATGAATAGGAATTTCACAGTAGTTCGGGGTTTTCGTAGATGTTACCGATTACTTGCCAATAACTTTGAATTTCGGAACTTAAAAGCCATTCATAATCTGATGGAATTTCAACGGTACGTCGTTCCATAGGCTCTTTATCATATGCCTCTTTTAATTTTTTTAGTTCTTCACCTTGTGCAAAGTGCATTTTTATACCATAACTACTTCTGTACCATTCCCACTTGTCTGAAAACTCTAAAATATCCCCTTCATAAATATCTTTTCCATTTCTGTCTTTCAATCCTATAAATCTTCTAACATAAACAGCGGGTAATATTTGCCAAACATCACATTTATCGTGCATAAAAGGAATTTCACTTAAGGAATAAACCTTTTTAACTAATCCGTTAACACTTGAAAAACCATATTCAAATTTTATTTCACTCATAACTTTAATTTCTTACTTGTTTAAAATATTCATCCCTACATCTTTCCCTACCACCTTCATCCTGACAATAAAGCCTTAACTTATTTCTTGATACTTTTTCAAGGCTAATTCTGTAAACATTAGGAAATGATTCAAATACAAAAGTTCTATCGTCTGTGCTCCTTATTTCGGCTACATAGCTTGTTTCTGCGTGTGGTTCGTTTGACTGCCATTGGATTGTATCAGCAGTAATTACAATTGTATCGTTTCCACTTGCATTAGTCCATTCTCCTATGAAATTAGAGGGTATTGGATAGTTGCTTTGTTGGGCGAAAAGTGGAAATGTGAGTAGTAGGAGGATTAGTGTTTTCATAGCTTAAAAAAATCATTAAATTCAACTGTCCTAATTCCATATTCTCTTTGTGCTTTTGCGCATCCGATAGCGCCAGTATTCAATTGTATTTTCTTTTTTGCATAAATAACAACCGCTGTTTCTCGTTCTGCCATTTGTGGAACCCAATCAAGGTAACAGTATTCTTTTCCGATAAATTCAGACGCTTTATTATATTCTGATTCGTTTCTAACGATAATCGATAATCCTATCATAATTTCTATTTGTTATAAATTTTTAGTTTCTAATATCTTTCCAAGTTTTAACACGAAATACGCTGAAAAATCATCTGCTCCCCAATAAGAATTACCACCTCGAATTTCCAATCCTTCAAATTCAATTGTCATTTTTCTTGACTTCGGACTATAACCATTTGAAAATTCAATAACATCAAATTTTTTAGCTACGAAATCATCGCTGATATTGAATAAAAAGCCACTATGCACATCGCACATAATTTTATCTAATAATCTATCAGACCAATACTTTTTTAATTCTCGATACTCTTCCTTCTTTTCGCCCGACAAAATCATATCGAACCATTTTTTATTTAAAGTCAAATGCAGTATTTTCATAATCTTATTTTTTATCTGTTAATTCCTTTAAATTGATTTCTAAATCAATATTGAATATTGATAAAATGTTTTGCAACTGATGAAGGTATAATTTACCATCGTGGTCGTAGTTGTAGAGACAAACTGCATCTGACATCTTATTAATATTTTCTTCATCACGTTCACAAAGCCAAATAAATCCGTTTGGAGTGCCAATATCAGCCAAAGACAAAACTCTATTTCTACCTAATTCAATATTAAAAATTAAAGATATTTTAGATTTTAGATTTTTTGCGAACTGTGGACAACTCAATAGTATAGATTCATCTAAGGGAATAGGCTGTAAATCTGAAATATCATAAGTCATATTTACCCTTTGATTTATGCCTACTGTTTCGCTTCCGTCGATGTGAGCCATAATAGAAGAAACTTTTCCAATTTCTTTATGTTCGCCATTGTAGTAAACTAAATTATTTATCTTGAGGTCATTTGCTTTTATCTGTTCCATTTCTTTTATTTTAAGTTGTTAAAAATGATCGTGTGTAGTTTATTGAAAGTTATTGTTCGATTAAATAAGGCAAACTATCTTTGTTGATGTCAAATGTGAACTCTTCAAATTTGTAGCCTCTGGAATAAGGATTTGTAACAGTAACGCTTTCATCTGGATTGATGTTTAACTCAATTACGGTTTCGGCTTTTTTCAAAACATAAGTTCCTAAATGCCCTAACGGCTTTCCAGTTATTGCGCTTTTGTGGATTACCGTTGTGATGTGAATATTGTAATCATAAGTCCATTTCAAAATATAATCTGAAGCCTCTTTTGACATTACAATATCATTTGTATTTTCCACTAAATCAGCTATACCATCAATCGAAACAAGCTTGACTGGGTGTTTGTATAGTGCGCTTTGGTTCTTAAGGCAATAATCAATCATAAGCAAACGGTCTTTAGATGAAATATGCCTTGTAGCGTAGCCATAATAAAACTCATAGTTGCCTCCTGATATTTCTTTAACTCTTCTAAAAGAACGCTGAGTATAATATTTACCTTGTTCTGTATCAAAGTCTAAAATTGAAAAATCAGTATTACGATGTGTTTTGATATTTGGAAATAATATGTTTGCGTTCCCTCCAATGTAGCAACCCAAAAAACCAGCTTTTAAAAAAGACTTCTTTGCTTTTGACTGAGCAATAATTGCTGAAAACTCACCTGCTGTCATTATTGGAGTGTCGTAGTAATTGCCTTTGTATTCGTGTCTACCGATTGAAAGTAATATTTCAGGGCGTGGCATTTCTTCCGATAAATCAACATAGCAATCCTGCAAAAGTTTTGAGTAATCAGTTTCATTTTCCTGAACAGTAGATTCAATTTCTATTGGTTTAAATAAATTACTCATAGTCTGTAGGCTTCATTGTTTAAAATCTGATTGGCTGTCATAAAGAAATTGCCTTTTACCTGATCAGGCGAATTATAAAACATAATTTCATCGAGTATGTTTTTTTGATGTACATCCCAAAACTGATTTTCTCTTTTAGCCAAAGCCTCTACATCTGTAAATTCATTTTCTGGAATATCAATTGTTAAAGTTTTAATATAGTTTGTTAGCTGAGTAGAATTAATCTTTGATGCCAGTATTTCAATATGAACATCTAACGGTAGTTTTAGTTCTTGAGACAAAAATTTTAAACTTTCATTAATATTTTGATTTGATGCGTAGTATTTATCTTTGATGTAAAGACAAAGTATCTTAGCAAAAACACGATTGTCTTCAATTCCTTTTTTTTGAAAGTCATCAATAGATTTTAAAATTGTGTTTAATGCCACAATATCCGTTTCGTTTGGCTTGTTTTGTTTGCCGAAAGTAAAACGTAGTCTTTTTATTGATTCAAGTAAATTCATAACTAAAATTTTAGTGGTTGGCGTTCGGGTGCGTTCTTTTTATCTTTTTCAATTTCTATTGGTAGCCATCGGGTAAAATGTGAAGCGTATTCAGTAGAGTTGTTTTTTTTGTCTTTGCATAAAAACAAATCATTTTGAAAACGTTTTAAATATTCTTTGGTTTTCAAAACGGTAATCTTATTTTTAATTGAATTCACTTCTAACCAATAATCTGAAGTAGAAAACTCTTTAAAAAATTCTGTATTAATTTCTATTTTAGTTTCTATTTCTATTTTAGTTTCTATTTGGTTAGCTATAGGCTTGTCGTTTTTTTCTTCAAGGCTTTCAATAGGCTTAACAGTAGGCTTACGTGTAGGCTTTGGTTTTTCTCCTCCTTTTTTACCACCTCTAACTAAATTCAAACGGCTTTCACAACTTGGTATTGTTAAAATATCTGCCGAAACTGTTACTAAATTAAGCTTTTGAAGTTTTTTTAGTATAAAATTTAATTCATCATCTGATACGCAAAACTTACGCCTCCAAACGTCTAATTTAATTTGTACTTTATTATCGCAAAGCATAGCTAAATCTATTAATTCACGATATAATCCACGCTCTGAAAGATTAAGTTCAAAAACGCTTTCGGAATTTCCCCAGTCTTTGGGATACCAAGTGTAGCCTAATTTAGCCATAAATATTAAAATTAAAGTTTAGGGATTTTATACAAAACAGAAAACCCTTAATCAAAGGGCTAGACGTTCTTTGAATTAAGGGTGTGACTTTCTGTTTAAATCAAAATGGCATCCTATTTATCAATAGGTGTCTAGCCAAATTGATACTACAAATATACAAATAAAAACGTTATACAAACAAAAATGTAATAATTTTTAAAGTAATATTTGGCTCTACAATCATTTGGTTAGATTTTTTAGGGTTGGGAATTGCAAAAAAGAGTGTCCTGCTGTTTTGATATTAAAGTTTTAGCAAATCCAAATTCCTCAATTTCGCTAAGTTTTTGATATTCTTGGTCAATCCATATAGAGGCTTGTTTGTGGAAGTCTTTTTTAATTTCAAAGCCGAAGCATTTACGTTTTAGTTTCTGTCCTGCAATTAAAGTAGATCCGCTTCCTGCGCAAGGGTCAATTACAACATCACCTTCATCGGTAAATATTTCAATTAGTTTCGTGAGTAATTTTAACGGCTTTTGAGTTGGGTGTAATTTTTCTACATCTGCATCGTCTCGTTCCCAATCCAAACAATTAAATACCATTTTACCTTTATTATTGAACTTTGGAAGCTTATCCCGATAAAGCACTAAGCCATATTCACAATTGCCTACAACCTTCATATTTGCCTTTAGTACCTGAGCTGAAAAGTTTTTACGAAAAACTAAATTGATATAATTATTCAATCCATATTTTTTAGCCAATTCGATTAAATACATTTGCTGGTCAAAAGCGCAAAAAATAATCATACACGGGGCGTCTCCTTTTTGTCTTGCCTCGCCTTCAACTTTTACCTTTTTGTTTTCGGGTTTAAGCATTGTAGAACAGAAGTGCATAAATTCAGCAGGTCTAAAATCTTCATCGGTATCAAAAAAGCTTTTACCTGCTAATTCACTTTCGCCATTTGAATTGTCCCCATGTTTATACCACGCAGGATTTGAGGCATAAGCATTATTTCCTAAGTTATACGGAATATCCGCAATAATCAACTGCGCTTTTGGAATGGCATAGGTCTTGAAATTCTGGAAATGGTTATGGAATAATTGTGCTTTTTTCATTTTTTAAAGTTTATTTAGTTCTGTGTAATTAAGACGGCTTTCGGCTGTAACATAGCCCTTTTTAAAAACCCTTTTCAAGATATAATTAACCTTACGTTCAGGTAATAAAAAATGCTCAGCTATTTCTTTTGCGCTGTTATTTTTGTTTTCGAGCCAATAGAAAAATATTTCATATTCAAATGTATAATCTATTTTTCCTGTGTTTCTATTCCCGAAATCTGTTACAAATCCTGAAATCTCTTTTACTATTGTTGCAGGGTATTCAATACCTTTTCCTGTGTTGTAACCTAACTTTCTAAGGCGGTATTTAACCGTGCCTCGAAGTAGATTAGTCTTTAGTGAAATTTGATAAGCATTCATTTAAGAGGCTGTTTGTTCAGTAAGTTTATAAGTACTGCACTTACTTTTAGCTATCGGACAGATTTTAGTTCCAGATATTTCTACTTTTCCTGCAACTACTAATTCAGACATCCTACGAGCTACTTTTACAGGGTCATAATGCCATCTTAAATCTTTAGCTATTTGCCTATACGTTAAATCAGAGTTGACTGCTAAACAGCCTAAAATAGCGTTATGATCGTTTTGCTTTTTGTCGGCCGTGAAATTCTGAAAGGCTAAAAGCGATGTTTGTTGTGTTGTCATAGCTTTAATTTTTAATTGTCCCCTAATAGAAAGTAATTAGTAGGACGGTTAGTTAAATTCCTTTATCTTTAAATCGTATTTTTGTTTGATTTCGATTAGCTCGGATTTTGAAAATTTGTATTGACGTTTAATAATACTGTCGGCTTCGAGTTGTTCGACAAAATCCTTACCGTATCTTTCGGCTAATCCAATTCTATATTCTGCCTGAGCGCCATCCCGATATTTGTTACAGTAGGCGTTGCATTGCTTATTACAGTTCCTTTCGTCGAAAATCAATCCTGAGTATATTTCCGCCTTGAAATAATGACCGCCAGCATACTCAACATCTTTTGTAGTTCCACATGAAATACAAGGCAAATTTTCATCACGAAGCCTAACCCATTTCTGAAATGATTTTTTAGCTTCTGCCTCGTAGTCTGAAAGTGTTTTAACTTTCTCTTTCAGCACTTTCTTCTGTTCCTTCCAATTGGATTTGTTCAGTGCGTTCTTTTGCGTTGCATAATCAATTTCACCTCTTTCATCATTAAACCACCACGAAACTTTACAGCTATCACATAAACCGTGTTCCCGATAAAGAGTTTCAATTCCGCAACCTTCAAAACCATAAGCCTTGCCAATTCCTTTACATTTTTTTGGTTTCTTTTCAATCATTGTTTAGGTAGATTTGTTGTTTCGCGATTAAAGAGTATATTTTTCAAAACCTTCACAATGTTTTGGCATTGGTTCTTGGTCTTCAAAAGTTTCGGGATGTTTTTCAAGTAGATTTTTTCTTTCGGCTGTAATAGAATATACCTTTTTATCAAATTTTGTACATCTGTAAAAGTTTGGGTGTTGTATATGCATTGTTTCAAATTCTCCACCAGCCACATAATGCCGTTCTTCATCCTCTCCTCTGCAACTTTCTAAAAATTTACATTCGTTACACGGTCGGTAGTTAACTGGATTATGATGGCAGAATTTCTCGTGCTTATCCATTGCGTGTTTGACTTGAAGTTTCTTTTTGCAGAAATCGCATTTATAAATAATTATATTCTTGCTAGTCATAATTTTTAAGTTAGTATTAAACAAAAAGCACCTTTAGTGCTGTAAGTGAGTTGTGTTGTTTTAAATTCCTTCAGTATCTAAATCGAAGGTTGTGCATAGTAGTTTAAAGTTTCTGCCTTTTCACGGATTTGTATTTTCCGACTTAGTACCTAAAAGCTGAATATCAAAAACATTAATTCCGTTTGTTACCTGAGCATCGCCACTTTGGTCAATCCAAGCACGGTTATTTACTTTACCTTCAATATAAATGTTATCGCCTTTTTTGATGTACTGAGCAATTGAGGTGTTATTCCCCCACCTTGCACACTCAAACCAAACGGTTTTATCTACTTTTTCGCCTTGTGCGTTTTTGTAGCTTTCATCAACCGCTACTGAAAAATTGATAACTTGATTTCCGCCTAAATCTTTGATTTCTGCATCTGCGCCAACGCGCCCTAAAATTGTGATTCTTTGCATTTTGTTTATTTTTTATTATTAAGCTGATTCAATAACTACCTCTAAACGTTCAGCAACTTGCTGCGAAAGTTTATTTAGATATTCACGACATTTTTTGATTTGGTTAATTACCATTTCAACACGGGTTTCATCGAATGAATGATGAAAGACTTTCACACGTAGACTTTCAGGAACTGGTCGGAAACCATCAAACCAAGCAATTGGGAAATTCACATTGTTATTGCAAAATTCCTCCAATCCTTCAGATGTATAAATCATCGATTGAATAAGTTCAACTACTAAAGACTGTCTTTCAGGTCTTACTTCTCCATCTTGGGTCAAAACGTTTTCCTTCCAGTCTAACCGCCTTATTTCATCAATAATTGATTTGTGAGGTGTATCGATAAGGCAATAAATCAATTCAGATTTTTGCAATCCAGTCAACCACTCATAACCAAATAACTGCCAATCATAAATATCATTAGTAATTTTAGTTTCATAAAACGGAAACGTTTCGTAATCCCAACTTGATTTTATATCACGGACTTTCACATTTTTGTTGTCAGGTTCGCCAGTAATATACTCGTTGTTAAAACGCTCTTTATTTTTGTAAAATGGTACGCCACTAACAGATGAATAAAGAGTAAGTGATTTTTCCTCAACCTGAATACCTTTGTCGCAATATTTATTTCTAAGTTCACTTGTGCGCTTAAATAAATGCTCTTTGTGAATTTTTTCCAAATAAGTAATTACTGTTTTTGAAAGTTCATCAGTTGCATCAAGTTTTTCTAAAAAACCCGCAAGGGTAATCGTCTGATTTTTGGTAATTTTACCAGTAATTCGCAACCCGTTTAGTCTGTGCATTTCCAAAGTTTGCTTTTCGGTAAGCTTCGGCTTTACGCCAGTCATTATCTTACCTAAAGAACTACATCTAAAAAGGTAGTTGTCAAAGTTTAAACTATTTTGATTTTCCATTTGTCTCAGATTTTTGATTTTCTGCCAATAGTATCAATTCATTTTCCCTATTATCAAAAGCACCTGAAAGACGGTCTAAAACATCAGAAGGAACTTCTTCTTTTAGTTTTTTAAGTTCTTCAAGGCTTTCGCATTGGTCAAGGTATTGCATTGTGCGATTGTTCTCTTCCTCTTCCTGAGCGTCTTGAAGTGTTTCAGGTTCGTTGTCGATGTAAGTGTATTGCTCATTGTCTCCTACTACACTTTGATCGGCTAATTGCGCTTTCTGCATTTCAATTGATAAAGGAGCAAACCCACTATTCAAATGAAGTTTAACAACGGTTTTTTTAGCCATTTTCTCGAAATCATCCTTCCATAGTCCTGAACCGTATTTTTTAAAAGTCTGAGAGTATTTTTTTGCGTGTTGGTTAATTTCTGCAATATCCAAGTAGTAAACATTCTCAAAGCCGTTTAATAGCTGAAAATATGAAGCGTAACCGATAACCGTATTAGATGTTTTTGCTTTCCAGTCAAAGTGAAATCCTTTAAAGGAATCGTCTTCTACCAACTGACCTTCATAAACTGGTTTAACATCCAAGCTTCGATATTGATTTGAATTTATAGCCAATTGCCTAAATCCCTTGTAACCGATTTGAAACTGTGCTACACTTCCATAAGGTATGATATAGGCAAAACCCAAATTATTATTTATCGGCAGTCCTAAACTCGTTGCCGTTAAACACGCATTAAAAAGACTTGCAGGATCACAAGCTGAAAGTTTAGCATCTGAATTGAATAGTGATAATGCGGAAGTGACAAACTGTGTGCTTCTGTCTTTTAAAACTTCTTGAATCCTTTGCTTAATAGCGGGGCTGTCTAACAACTGTGAAAATCCCTTTTTCGGTGAAGCAGTTGTAATTTCTGTTGTACTCATTTTGTTTTAATTTGAAAGTTGATGTTTAAAGACTAATTACTCTTATTTTCCGAAAAATCATATTCCTTAATGAAATTAGATAAAGCGTTTTTCTCATTCGGACTAAGCTCATTAAAAAACTTTCCGTTAACAGACCATTTTCCGTCTATATTTTCGATTATTAGTTTTTCCATAATTACAATAAATTTAAAGCGACCAATAAAACCGCTATGATTAATAATAATGCTATTACAAAGCCGAAAAGTATTTTAGCTAACAAAGTATTGTTTCTTAGCTTTTCTTCAATTGTCATGTTTTTAAAGTTGAATAGCTTCATAATAATTCGCTTTTTAGTTCTTCAATCTTAATGTCTACTTTTTCTAATCTTTCGCTGAGGGCTAAATAAACCCCTAACCTGATTAAAGGATTATTCATTTGTTCAAGTGTCTTTTTCTTCAACTCTTGGTAATCTTCTAAGGTTTTAGGTTCTGCTGTCATAGTCTGCTTTTTAAAAGATTTTTAAGATACATTCCGATAAAAATGATGTGTAACATAGCAACTGGAATAAGCCACCATCTAAAATGTTCTTCATATAATTTATATGAACAATAAAGACCTATACAAGCATTTCCAATAAAGAACAGACTTGTAAATATTTCAATTTTTCTCATAACTTATTAATTTTGAAACGTTAGTAATTAAAGTAACTGAACCCGATTTAGAATAATCAGTATTTGGTATTGGCTTTTGAAAAGCAGGGTCGTGAATTAATTCTTTTGCCCTTTTTAGGATTTGGTTATAGCGTGTCATAATCTCAAAGTTTAATTAGAGTAATGCAAAAACATATCGCTAATATGATTATCCACCCGCTTTTTTTATTAAGGTCAACAATCTTGATTTCCCGCTTATAATCGATAATTATCAGGATAAAAAATATCCCGACAATGTTTAAAAAAATGTCGAATGCTTCTTTCATCTTATTTATTTTTTATTCCCCTACTTAAAGGGAGTTAATGATTGGGTTTAGTGAATGTTGTTATAAGTTTCAACAGCTACAAATGGCTGAATAGTTTCTTTTACCATTACGCCTTTATGCCAAACTTCATAACTACCACGTAAAGTGCAATAAAGCTGCTTATTCTCTTTTGAAGAACTTGCGAAAGTCACTTTTTGCTCTTGCTGAAATTCAAATAGTTCAGATAATTCAATCGTATGTGTTGCCATAATTTTATATTTTAGATTTGATAGGTTAGAGTTCTCTAATGAATTCATCCCACTTAAAAGGATTTTCTAATATGTCATTCATATTTTTATTGTCGGGAAATAATTTTAAATTTCCGCTTTGATAAGGAACAGAAAAACCTCTTTGTATTGCTCCGAACTGACTTATAAAAACAGTATCGATAACTTCTGAGCTTTCATTTACTTTTAAAACCAATTCATAAATACCTGTTGCTCTATGTTTAAAAACACCGATAACATCATTTTTAAGGAGGTTTAATCCAGCCTGAGCTAAATGTATATTTTCCATAACTATACTTTTAAAATGTCATTTAATTGATTTATGTACTGAGTAAGATGTTCGGGTAATTCGGAAACTACTTTTTTGATTCCGACCCGATAGGCTTTATTCTGACGCTCCAATGATGCAATGTATTCTGAAATAGCATTCGGAACTTCATTTTCTGAACAATATTCATCGTATCGTTCCTCTGTATTAGGGTCTTTAAACATTAAATAATCATCTGTTGGGTCTCCAGTTCCGTGAAGTAGCTTTTTAGGCTTTGAGTATGGTTTAAATTGTGTCATGGCTATTGTTTTTGTTGGTTATACCATTTTATGAATTCAACACAAGCGTTATAAACCGCTTCGATTTTATTCTTATGAATTACTTCGGGAATAACTAAATTTGTTATGCCTTTAGGCTCTGCTTTATGAATACCTACCCAAGTACCATAATCGGGATGGCTGTCAATTGCAAAAGCAAATTCATTCAAACTATCTATCTTTTCAACTACTGGCATTAACCAATTCCAACCTGTATGGAACGAAAACTCTTTTTCGCTATATCCCTTAAATTGACCATTCAAAAACCATTTGCCGTACGTGTCTTTATCGAAGCCCATAAACTCTGCAATCAATTTGTTATTTTCAATAATATTTTCCATCTTTGATTTTTATTTTAGCTCTAAAGCTGATTATTAAATTGAAACGGGATAAACCTTGTCAGGATTCCAAAACCTGAAATTATAAGCATCGGGTTTTTGAACATCAATTAAGTGTATGTTTTCATTAGCGTATTTTTCCGCTTCATCGTAAGTGTTAAAAGTTTCTATAACTTCATCCCATCTATTTAGAAAAACGGCTTGGTCTCCACTCATATAGCAGTAAAAAACACCTGATTTTGATTGTGATTTCATATTTATTTTTTTAGTTAAACATTACTCTTATAGGATTACTTAACGTAATTCCTTTTCAACTATCTTTTCAATAGCCTTTATACATTCGTTTTCCCTTTTTGCAGGGATCCAACGGATAAGCTTTTTAGTTTCTATTCCGTCTTTATACTTTTTAGGTTTCCCTACTTTTTTATTTGCCATGCTGTTTAAATTTGAGTTAGTAGGGAGGGCGAGATTCGAACTTCGCAATACGCCATTACCTCGACAATATATCTCTATAAAGCCTCGACTTCGGATAAATATCCTTTCCAGTGTCTACCAATTCCACCACCTCCCTGAATTAATAATTGTTGCGTTTAAAACAATCCAGAATCTTTTTAGGCTCAAGCTGGAAACCTGCGAAGGACTTAATTCCTATCCCTGCTTTTAATAGTCAGGACTGCTAAAATATTCTACTGCTTAATTGTTTGTCAAAGATATAAAAGTAATTTGAATTACCAAAACAATTTACATTTATTTTTAAATTATTTTCATAGTGTTGCAAATTTCAATCAATATCAAAGTGTTTTATTCGTAAATAATCGCATAATTGTTGTAACAATCAAATAATTTATTATATTTGAAATGAAAATAAACCCAAAATGTTAGAGGAACTCTGCAAAAAAGATGCTTACTGGCGTAAAATAGCCTACAATATTTGCAGGGATAGAATGATTGCCGACGATTTAGTACAGGATATGTATTTAAGAGTTGTAAAGTATGACGTGAAAGATACCAACGATTGGTTTATAGCAATAATAATACGCAATAGGTATCTTGAACTTTACAAAAGAGATAAGAAGCTAAAACCCATAACAGATTTCGACAAACAAGTATCCGATAATCATTTTGAATTTGAGCATCCCGAAATAAAAAAATTGAAATGGTGGGAGAAAGAAGTATTAGAAAGAAGTTTAGACCAATCCTATCGGGAAATTGAAAAGGAAACAGGAATGTGTTACATGGATGTATTCAGAACCTTAAAAACCATAAAACAAAATGCCAAGAAAGAAGCAAGTTAAACCAACTGTAAAATCAGTAGTAAAAGATTTCGGAATTAAACCAAGTATCGAACAAAAAATAACAATTAAAGACGGTGGTTTAGGTACAGATATGGCAAACATATTTGAAAAGAGTGGATTAAAAAAGTTAGTTGAAATATTTACAGATGGTAAAGACTGCGGATGTGCTGACCGAGAAAAGAAACTAAACGAAATACTACCAAAGACCGTAACGGCAAGATGTTTTACTGAAGCGGAATATAAAGACTACGCCGAATTTCAAAAGCGTAAATCAATTGTAATGCCTTGGGCGGATGTTTTATATATTTGCGAACTATATCATAACATATTCCAATTAAAAGGAAATGTTTATTATCATTGCGCGGGCTGTTCTCCAAAGCCTATTATAAAAAGGATTGATTTGTTGGATAAAGTATTTGAGACTTATGGGAAATAAAGATATTTTAATAGTAAGAACGCCAAATCAAATTGTAATATCAGACGATGTTGTTAAAAATATTGTAGATAAATTTGTTAATATTTATAATGTATTGGTTATTGGAGGCGAGAACGATACAGATAAAACTACTTTTGAAATAATTAAATATTAATTGGCATAACATTTGCAATACATAACCAAACTTTAAAACTAAAACAAAATGAAAACAACAAACCCATTTATTTTAATAGAGCGAATCATTATACTTTTTGTATTGACAACTCTATTGTTCAGTTGCTCAGCTAACAAAACAGAAACGCTTCCATCTGACTGCAACTGCGAAGTAGGACATTATCTTTACGTTCCAAACGTAGGACATCCGGGCGGAACATATCAATTGCAATATGCAGAGCCGATTGATTTTGACTGCATCAATGAACAAAGCGGAGTTTACTATCCGGTAAGTAATGTTAATTATAACTATGATAAAGTAACCTGCGAATAATGGAAACGCCCTTATTAGATAAAGTACAAAAAGAAATAATAGAAATAGTCAAAGCAAACGATCTAAAAGAATTGAATGTTGATTATAATTCAGAAAGATTGTTAGTTGATATAAACTACAATAATAAAGTAACTTGTGAGTAAAAAACAAACACGCTAATTGCAAGTGTTGGGATTGTTTGAAATATCGATTAAGTAAAACAATCCCGAACGGCTGATTTTAATTATGGCAAAGAATAAATACATAGAAACTCCTGAAAGGATGTGGGAGCTTTTTCAAGGCTACAAAACACACGTTAAATCAAATCCAATAATAGTTAAAGATTGGGTTGGAAAAGATGCTGTTGATGTTTACAGAGAAAAAGAACGCCCTTTACTTATGGTTGGTTTTGAATGTTATTGTATGGAACATACGGAAATAACCTATCCAGATTTGACTGATTACTTTGAGAATAAAGATAATAGGTTCGAGGCTTATCTCCCTATCACATCGCGTATAAAGAACGAAATAAAAGCCGACCAGATTTCAGGAGGTATGACAATGATATACAGCCAAAACCTAACGGCTCGTTTAAATGGATTGGTAGACAAAAAAGAAACAGAACACAAAGGCGGTCTGAACATTCCAAATCTTCCCGATATTGGAAACCGATAACAAATATAAATACACTAAAGCCTACTTCAAGATTTTAGATTTGATAACGTCCAACCCAAAGGAGGACGTTTTTGTTATTAGGGGAGGACAGGGTGCGTCAAAGACAATATCAATACTTCAGTTGATTATACAGGCTTTACTATCATCTGAAAAGGAAGTGAGCGTTTTATCTTCTGAGCTGTCAAAAATGAAGCGTACAGTAGTAAGGGACTATAAAAAGATTTGTAAAGACTGGGGAGTGTTTAAAACTGCCACAGACTTCAATAAAGCTGAAAGTAAACACGAATACGAAAACGATAGTTACATTGATTTCTTGGGTGCTGACGTTGCCGATGTGGGTAAGGGATTCAGAAGGGATATTCTTTATATCAATGAAGCTGATAAGATGGAAATTGATACGGCAGTTCAATTCATTTCCCGTGCCGGATTAACGATAATCGATTACAACCCAGATTCCTTATTTTGGGGCGATGAATACATTAACGAAAACAATTTCATCACTCTTACGTTTGAAGATAACGAATACTTATCTGAAAGCGAGTTACGTTCAATATTAGATTATAAGACAAAAGGATTTTATAATCCAGACTTGCCGTTTGAATTACTATTCAAAGAAGAAAACATCAAGAATAAATATTGGGCAAACAAATGGAAAGTTTACGGACTTGGAATGATTGGCGCGTTGGATGGTGTTGTTTATTCCAATTGGAGTGAAGTAGACGAAATTCCAGATGGTTCGAGATTATTGGGTTATGGATTGGATTTTGGCTATACAAATGATCCAACGGCAATAATTGAGGTTTACAAATACAACGACCAAAGAGTTCTAAATGAGATTTGTTATGAGCGCGGACTTAGCAATAAGAAGATAGCCGAAAAGATAACAACACGTTTGCCTGTTTGGTGTGATAGTGCAGAGCCAAAAAGTATTGACGAATTGAGGGATTTAAAGATTAATGCTGATGGTGTAACGAAAGGAACAGATAGCATTGATTATGGTATTCAGATTGTGCAAGGGCAAAGCTACTTAGTAACTAAGTCCTCTAAAAACCTTATCGATGAGTTCCAGAAATATACTTGGGCAAAGGATAAGAAAACAAATGAATCGTTAAACAAACCTATTGAAAAGTTTAATCACGCCATGGATGCTGTAAGGTATCACGAAATGGAAACATTAGGATTGGGCAGAGGAAACAAACCCGACATTAGGTAACAAAACCACTATTTAAAAGTTATACATTTATGAATCAAATTGTCAAACTTCCAGAAAACGCAAAGGATATAACTTTGTATCAATATCAAAGACTTGTTGAGTTATTGGCAAGAACTGATTTAGATACTCACAACTTTGAAAACAGGAAGCTACATTTATTTACTGGATTAAAGATTTCCGAGATTGATTTGATTAGTCAAATGGACAGAGAAGAAATGCTTAATCAAATTGAAATCGCTTTGAATGAGCCTTATGCATTTCAACAAAGGTTTTTCATTGGTGATATTGAATTTGGTTTCATTCCTAATTTTGACAAAGATAAATTGTCATTTAAGGAATATACTAACCTTACTCTTTATGGGGAGAAAGTAGAAACATTGAATAATCTAATGGCGATATTATTCAGACCGATAAAAAGCAAAGACGCATTAGGAAACTATTCTATTGAGCCATACGAAGGGACAGAGCAATGGGCGGAGGTAATGAAACTAACTCCAATGAATGTAGTAAACGGCGCACTGTTTTTTTTTGCGAATTTATCAAACGAATTACTGAGTTATATCCAGAGATTTACGGAGGCGGAACGAGCGAAGGGAAACCAGGAATTGAATACTTTGAAAAATGGGGATGGTATGCAACTATCGACAGATTAGCAAAGGGTAAGATTTGGAAACACGATATTGTTTTGCAAAAGAATGTTCACGAAATTCATATATTCTTAGCTCACGACATCGACAAACAGAAATACAAGGCGCAGATAATGAAACCGAAATCAGATAAAGATATACAATTATAATGAACCACTACACGCAACTACTCTACTACATAAAACAATTAGCTGAAGCTGATGTATTGGTTAATACAGTTACGCAAGGGGACTTCGAGCGTTTGGATTTAGATAAGAAAAACATCTTTAACCTTGTGCATATTTTTATAAGTCAGGCGCAATTCACAAACGGAAACACGGTTAACTTTTCGGTTCAGATTGGAGCGTTTGGAATTAGGGACATTAATAAAGAGATTGTAACAGATAAGTTCTGGCTTCAGGATAATGAAGTTGACAATATGAACACAACCTTAGCAATACTGAATCGTATTTGGTTAAAGATGTTTACTGACTTTGAAAAGAATAATATCACAGCGAGTGAAAACCCAACGTTAGAACCTCAGTTATTTACACGTGCTAATTTATTAGACGGATGGATAATGACATTTGATGTTGAAATGCCTAACACAATAATCAATCTTTGTGAACCAGAATGAAACATATAATTCGTTAGATAAGTTTGGCAAGTTCATTGT